CGGGGCTTCTGCGGGCAATGGAAGCTGATGTCGACGACGATACGACCACACCGCAAGAAGACGTTTGCGAGTGTCGCCAGAAAGAGCTACCTTCGTATATGGATTGACCGGTTCATGAGACCGACGACACCACTGCCAAATCGTATCAAATGCAAACCACCATATCTTTCCGTTCTCGTCGAATGCGAAATATTCAAACGGATGCTGCCGTTCTTTTGGTTCGCATGTCAAAAGTTCCTCATCATTTGCGAGATCAGACCGATGGAGAGCTCCTGGGCCCGCCATTGCAAGTCTGTTCCGAACCAGCCATCCCCGAATGAGAGCCTGCGCGCGAACAAGTCGGTCTCCGTCACGCGCTCGTGTGGCTGCCCACAACTGCGGCGTTATGCACCGGGCATGTCGTCCGCACAACGTATGTCCCCGAAGGGCTTTTGCTTGGCACTGCTCTGTGGAACCCTTCCTCCGAACAGAGGCACACAACATTGTGTTGGAATCGGTTGTTTCTTGAAAGCAGGAAACGTGCGGAGAAAACGGATTTACGTTCGCCCGGCAGTAGTTCCAGTACAACACAATCAACACAGCCAGAATGAACACTGCCAACGCAATCGTCGCTCAGAGCAACCTTGATGCCTCTAAGATCTCCTTCGGTGACATCCGCATGAACAAGGCGGGCGGTAAGAGTATCCCGATCAAGTACAACGGTCAGAACCTCCAGATCAAGCTTGACAAGGCAACCTACTTCCAGGGCGTGAACGTGAAGGAGACCCCGAATGGCACTGCGTACGAGATGAAGCTCAGCCTCCGCAACTGTGATCCCTACGCCAAGGAGCGTGCGGGCGCAGACGCTGGAAGCATCGCACCTCTCTACAACTTCCTTCTGGACTTCCAGGAGAAGGTCATTCAGGAGGCCGTCAAGAACAGCAAGAAGTGGTTCGGCAAGGATCGCTCCGAGCCTCTTGTCCGCGAGACCATGAAGCTCTTCCTCTCTCCCTCGGTGGAGCGTGTCAACGGCGAGTGGGTTCCCAGCGGCAAGTACCCTCCCGCACTCAAGATGAAGGTCGGTGTCTACGACGGTCGTGTCGCGATGGACGTCACCGATCACCTCGGCAAGCCTCTCCAGGTTGATGTTGATAACATCACCGAGATCTTCCCGAAGCGCGTCGAGGCGTCAGTCGTTGTTGCGCCCAGCATCTACGTGACCGGCACTGGCTTCGGCGTGACCTGGCGCGTGACGTTCGCAAGGGTGTCTCCTCCCCAGCGCATCACCGCAGCCGATGTGTTCCGCGACGAGATTGACGAGGAGATCAAGCAGGGACCGTCGGCGACACTTCCAGCGGTTGTTGAGGCACTTGATGAGGAGCAGCAGCAGGAGGAGGTGACGGTTCCCTTCGTGTCTGAGGAGGCTCCTGCTCCAGCACCCGTGCCTGCTCCTGCTCCTGCGGCTGGGAAGAGCCGTCGCACGAAGGCTGCCTAAACAAACGAGACCAAACAGATGACGTAGGGGGTGGAATATGAACACGCAAATCCTCATCCACAAAAAATACCTTTTCCCTTTGGGGGTAATCCAAGTGATACGGCTCTGCTTTGGAGCACCCCCTATATTTGTCTAGCGATCGGCGATGGCATTCGGCGCAGACATACATCGTCGGCGGATCGATGAGCGTGTCCGGGGTGACAATGCGAAGAGGACCCATCAAACACTGCTCCAAAAATCCAAGCGGTGTTGCCCAACCTTCATTCATTGCACGATCAAATACGCGAGAGGGAAGCAGTGACCAGATGTCGTTTCCAACAACCCAACCATCTTCTTGCAGGAGTGTGCCGAACTCCGAATCGTAAAACCAGAGAACGCGGAAGTTCCCATGATCCGCAACATCATGTTCGGAACATCCCACTCGCTTCAAATCTTCATCGTAGAGCCAATACACATTTGCGTGCGTATACCGCGGATCACGAGATCCCCGATACACGTCTCGCCCGTCCATCTCCCAGAGATCAGAGACGACATCAATGTCGTTTTCTGTGATGTCAGGAGTAACATCGTCATAGACAAAATCGGGCTTGAGAATTGAATACATTGTGCTGTTGCGAGAATGCGTCTCGTCTAATCAAACGAAACCTTGACGGTCACCGAGTGAAGGCAAACAGACTTGGTCGCACTACGGCTGAGTTCGTGGCGCTTCTTACGATCTCCCTCTTTTGCCACGATCGTTGTGCTGCACTCATCCATATCTGCCTGAACCGCATCGTAGTTCTCCTCCAGGTAATCCAGAACCTCATCCTGAATGGCCCATTCGAAGAAACTGAGCTGACCAACGGTCGTATTCATTCCGAGGAACTGAATGCGCTTCCAACGACAGAAGGGATCAAACATCTTTTTGCTGTAGGCCTTGAGATGGCTCTTGTACGCGAGATACACGATCACGTGCCGATTTCCATCCTTCGTCATGTACGAAATGTTGTGCTTCTTCGCATAGTTCGTCACGAGCCAATCAATGAGACGCAAACTGATCTTGCTTTCACCTGTAATGATTGCCTTGACGCGATCAAGTGTCGCCTGGTTGCTATAAAAGGTGGAGAGGCGGTGAAGAACGAGCTGCTCTTTGCTTTGGATGTCCATGGATACCAATGGCGCTTTCATAGAAAATGGGTTTCTCCTGTAATGAACGAAGATTACATTCGGGAGAGAGACGACTTGACAACGCCATATACCGGGGATCTTGAATGTCCCTACGCAGGTTCACTCGGAGCTGATCTCATGGAGATTGACGAATTTACAAATGAGCTCACTGGGATTGTGGAAACGATGAAGGAGAAACTTGTGACCGAAACACGTATCTTAGAAGGTACAGAGGTTCCCGTCTACAAGCCGTTGTCTGAAAACGAACTTTCGGAGGGTGAGACCAAAGAAGAGCAATGGACGAACGTCTCGCCGAATGGCTGTCTGACAACAGACCGTATACCCACCTCGGAACCCGGCTCAAACATTTCATCCTCTTTTGCCGAACTCTTCAGCCAGGGTTGTCCTATTCGGTTCTTAAGAAGGAAGTCACAGCCGCAGCAGACCGTCTTCTTCGAGGGGACCTGGGGAGGAGATGGATGCGAGACCGATGCTACGAACGAGTGCTCCGAATGTACGGTGCCAACGACCAGCGAACCGACGCCTGGCACGCCAAGCGAGGTGAAATGATTACTGCGTCGGAAGTCTACAGCATCTTCGGAACAGAAGCCTCTCGTCGCGAGGTGATGATGCGGAAGTTAGAACCACGTGTCCAAGGAGATGGACCGGGCATTCCCGCACTGCTTTGGGGAACTCGGTTTGAGCCAATCGCAAAGAAGATCTACGAACAACGAACCAATTGTGCGATTACAGATGTCTCATGTGTTCAACACCCGGTTCATTCGTTCTTGGGAGCCAGCCCAGATGGACTGATTGTTCCCAATGACGGGTCAGATGTGAACCGATATGGTCGTCTTGTTGAATTCAAATGTCCCATCAGTCGTCCGCTCAAGGCAGAGATCCCGATGGGATACTGGCACCAAATGCAGATGCAGATGGAATGCACTGGGATTGATGAGTGTGAGTATGTTGAATTTCGTTTCAAGCAAGTGAACTATACAGAATGGGCCCGAACCTCGGGAACCAAGGGAAACTTTGCCGTCTATGACGATGGGCGAGTTGTCTACGATCTGGATACAGTTCCGGAAGACGCACAGATGACCTACTGGGTTCTGACCTCCATCAAAGAGGACTTTGTTGCAAAAGATCCCAACTGGCTCTCGACCAACCTCCCCGCACTTCGGTCCTTCTGGGACGAGGTGCTCGCACATCGGGCGGCTGGAACCAAGCCGTTGCCTCCCGCTCCTCCTCCGTCTCCTGCGCTTCCCAGTCTCGCACTCTAAGACCAACAAAACCATCGTGACGAACGCTTCTTTGGGGCGAATTTCGTCGTCCATTCATCAATCGTATACCGATCCCCCATGCTCCGGTTGCACCGAGCACAAATCGGAACAAGGTTGTCAAGTGACGTCTTGCCACCCTTGCTTTCAGGAATATTGTGACCACATTCGTAATCAAACACTGTCAATCGGTTCTTACACCATGACACTCGGCATTTTCCACTGAACCGGTGTCCAATATGGGTAATCCAAACCTGCTCGGCGAGCGCTTTTGGGATCTTCTTTTTGCGATACGGACTTTCGCAAGGTAGATCGCGGAACTCCATTGCTAGATTAGACAATGCACGCTCTATACTGATTGACCTGGAAGGGCGTCTCGATGCCCGGAACGGGGCCCATACGAACGGGAGACGGGTTCATATGGTTGGTACGCTGGTCGTACGACGAATCCTCTACTGCGATGGTCTTCGCAATTTGGGTCCGATCTAGAAACTCCGGCTGAAAACGCTCCGTTGTTTTCATCATTACAAGTCCGATCACGAGAACCGCCGCGAGAAAAAGAAGCCACGG